ATTTTGATCACATTAGGAAACAATTAACATGGATAGCTTAAACAAAAAACGCAGGGTCATGATAGGTACACCCTGTTACGATGGTCGATTAGATGTATGGCATGTCAACAGTCTATTACAAACTGTTAGAATGTCTGTTGATAGTAATATTGAAATATTACCTATATGGTTAAGTTATGATGCTCTTATTCAGCGAGCAAGAAATGACCTAATGGCATTGATGTTAGAGATGGAATGCGATGATATTGTATTCATTGACAGTGATATTGAATGGCAACCTGAATTCCTTTTTAAACTATTAGACTATCCAGTAGATGTTGTAGGCGGTACATATCCTAAGAAAGGCGACATAGAGCAATATGTAGCTAAGATATTAGACATGAGTACTCCTAGAAATCCAGAAACAGGATTACTATCTGTAGATGGATTAGGTACAGGCTTTTTAAGAATGAGTCGTAAGGCTGTTGATTATCTATGGAATGTGTGTGAACCTTACGAAGAAAAAGATCAAGGTAAAGTTAGAAGACTTATTTTTAATGTTATAGTACAAAACGGTGATCTAGTCAGCGAAGACATTTATACCTGTATGAAGTTAAAAGAGGGTGGATTTGACATATGGTTAGATCCAGAAATTACTTGTTCACACATTGGTATTAAGAAATATACAGGTAATTTTAGTCAATGGTTTGAAAGAATTAAGAATACACAAGGTAGAGGAGTAACTGCAAACAGTTACGGTGTTCCTCCAGAAATTAAATCATTATACGAGTAAATTATGGGAAGATTCAGCGTTGAAAAAAACATGGTGTCTAATGTAGCACCAACAAATAATCAACAAATAAGTGTCCATACACCACTAGTGATGCCGTCAATATTTGACAAATATACTATAGCATTAGATAGAGATGGTGTAGTATGCGAATGTGACGACGAAATTACAGGACCTGATAGGTTTCGACCTATAGCAAATGCATTTAGAGCAGTGGCTATTATTCGAAGCAAAGGACATAGAGTAGTATTCTTATTTGATCAACCTAGTGTATCACAGAGAAAAGTAACAATAGAGCAGGTTGAAGACTGTAATCGTCATATGTTGAATCTATTAGGACAGGCTGGATGTACTAGTATTGATGGAATATGGTATAACACATCAAACAAAAAAGATGATCTATATGGTAAGCCTAACTTAGGTCTATTCAAACATGCAGAATCTAATAGTCCTGGATTAAAAATCGCCGGTGGTGTCTATATAGGTGACACTATTGAAGACTTAATCATGGCAGACAAGGCAGGTGCAACTCCTGTACTGGTGTTAACCGGTAAAGGTCAGAAAACTGCCGAAAGATTAAAAAGTCCTATCTATCGTTTGTTAGAACCTAAGGTCAAAGTTTTTGACAATTTGATGAAATTTGCGGAGACATTATGATCGGCACCAAACCAATAGGCGGTAGTGAAATCATGTACTATACAGTTGAAAAACTGTTGAAGACTGGTTGGAAAGATCATGTTAATTTAATTCTCAGCTTTTGTGACTACAAATACATTGATCCTAATAGAAAAAATGTTGTATGGCAACAATTAAACACTAATGAAGAAACTGTAGCCCTAATGGCTGATGATAAATTTATTGAAACTGTTGATAAATTTGTTTGGGTTAGTCATTGGCAGTATGAACAGTTTAGAAAAAAGTTCAATGTTCCCGCATACAAAAGTGTTATAATTAAAAATGCATCACAACCATGTCAATATTTTAGAAGATCAACTGAAGGAAAAATGAAATTAATATATACATCAACTCCATGGAGAGGGTTAGATGTATTAGTTGATGCATTTAAATTGTTGAATAGAGATGATATTGAATTAGATGTATTCTCAAGTACAGCAATATATGGTCCAAGTTTTGAAAAGCAAACAGAAGGACAGTTTGATTGGTTGTTTGATCTGTGTAGAACTACTCCAGGTATTAATTATCATGGATATGCCACAAATGATGTGGTGAGAGAGTATGTTAAAAAGGCACATATATTTGCCTATCCTAATACTTTTGAAGAGACTAGTTGTATATCTGCAATCGAAGCATTGATAGCAGGCTGTAAGGTAGTTACAACTGACAATGGCGCACTACCTGAAACCTGTAGTGATTGGGCAGATTATGTTACCTATGGTCCAAATAGACAAGTATTAGCAGTTAGATATGCTGAAATATTAAACAGAGCGATTAATAATTTTTGGTCGGATTCAAATCAAGAAGTATTACGCAGACAGAATGAACATTACAACGGATTTTATTCATGGAACACTCGTATCTTTGAATGGCAGAATCTCGTTGATTCTTTAAGGAGTTAATTATGCCACAACGAATTTTAATTATGGGATTACCTGGTGCTGGAAAAACTTATCTAGCACAACACATTGTCGAACATCTACAGGCTGAAAAGAAAAAGATTGGTTGGTTAAATGCTGATGATGTTCGAAAAAAATATAACGATTGGGATTTTTCAGAAGCAGGTCGTATCCGTCAAAGTTTGCGTATGCGTGAACTAGCAGATGCTATGATTGAAATGGACTATGTCATTTGTGATTTTGTTGCACCACTAGTTGAGATGCGTAATAACTTCAAAGCAGATTGGACCATTTGGGTAGATACAATTCGTGAAGGTCGATATGCTGATACAAATGCAATGTTCGTAGAACCTGAAGTTTATGATTTCCGTGTTACTGTACAAAAAGCAGAAACTTGGGGTGAATTTATTGCCGCACATATTTTAGATAATCGTCGTCGACCTGTATTTGATTGGAAAAAAGAAACAGTACAGATGTTAGGTCGTTGGCAACCATGGCATGATGGTCACCGTGCCCTATTCGAAAGACTATTATCTCGTACAGGACAGGTTATTATACAGGTTCGTGATGTACAAGGCTGGCAAGGTAGCAATCCTTTTGAAGTAGAAAAAGTTAAAAGTTTTATCAAAAGAGACTTAGACCCGTTATATCAAGGTCAATATGACATACAGGTTGTACCAAATATTGTACATATTGGTTGGGGTCGTGGTGTAGGGTATAGTGCTGGCGAAGAAAAATTTGATGAATCAGTTACTGATATCTCAGCTACAAAAATCCGTAAGGAACTAGGGTTAAAATGAGTCACGATACTACCGGTCGTAGCCTAGTTAAAACTATTAGCTGGCGTATAACCGGAAGTTTTAGTACATTTATAATATCATACCTAGTATTAGGTAGTTTTACAATAGCAGGATCTATAGCAATTATACAAATAGTTACTAATACAGCATTATATTATCTACACGAAAGAATTTGGAATAAGATAGGTTGGGGTAAAGATCTTGATAAATAACACACTATATAGGAGAAGAGATTCATGTCTCAAATTACATTAAACACACCAGTTGAAGTTATTCCTGCTCAACAAGCAGTTACAACTACTAAAGTCACAGTACTAGAAGTACGCGAAAACTATGGTTGGGATTGGAACCCACAGGATCCAGGTGCAATGCGCCGATTTGGTCCAGGTCGTCCACAATCTGTAGAAGCTACTATTCTATTAGAAGGTGATCACGAAGTTCAAAGAAACATTATTGTTTGGGAAGGCGAAGCTTATGTAGCGGTTCGCGGCACTTGGACAGATGAGGATATGGCTACAAAAATTAGTCAAATTCTAACTGGCGCTTAAACTAACTCAAGTAAAATTTCTATCTTATTACGGATAGAACGATTAGTTAAACTGGTTTTAACTCCTTGGTGTAGGGGTTTTGGCCAAGCGTTAAAATCACACCATGAATATCCCGCATGTTCTTCATTGAGCGTCGGGATAAATTCTTTTTCGACTAGCAAAACATAGGTGTTATACTGAAATTGTTGATCGTTGCTGGTGAATAATTCCAAAGGAATTGTCTTTTTAATCGCTGGAGTTTTTCCAACTTCTTCTACAATTTCTCTTTTCAAAGCATCATATGGTGTATAGTCACCTAATTCTTGTTTGCCACCAACAAGTCCCCATGTGCCTGCTGTTTTACCCTGTGTTCTTAATAAAAAAAGAAATCTCTTAGTATCCTTTGAGAGAAACAACCCACCGCTACAGACTATTTTCATATTATAATATCAATCTCCAAGCACCACGATCATACACGCCTTCGAACGATTTACTCCATTGCACTCCGTCCCACTTGTATTGTATACCTGTATATGAGTTAGTTATATATGTTGGTGTTCTTACTTCTTGCGAATTGAAAATAGTTGTCCAGCTACTCCCGCCCCATTCAATTATGTCATTGGTCACTGCTACAAAATCACCCCATGATAGTGTACCCGGGACTGTATCCTCAATTAAAAGATATCGTGTTCCTACTACAACATTAGCTGTATTAAATGTTTGAGGATTAATAATAGCATCAATCCTTCCGTATCCTAACGGGTAATTCTCACTGACTATTAAGGTGTTAGGATCAATAGTTTCTGAATCTATATTCAACACCATAGAAAACTCATCTACAGGATTTAGTGTAACATAAGCTACAATTTCCTTACCATCTGATTTAGTAAGTCTAATTTGACTAATACCTGCAATAAATTCACCAGGATATAAATCTAATAAATTTTTCCAATTACCTTTCCTAGTGATAGTATCAAACTCGTCAGCATTGGTTAGATTAGATTCTTTTATAGGTAATAGAGTAGCAACATTATTAAGAACTAATAGGTCATAGTTACCAGGAGTAACTACCGTTTTTGCCTTAGCAACTCGACCAGAAAATAAATCTGCTAGACCTAGATCCTTATATGAATCTCCTGCAAGTGTACCTGGAGCATCAGTAAATACATTTGCAATAATCTTAGTAACAATACCTAACTTCTTAACCTTGGCAGGCGGTGTGATCCATATAGGAGCACTGAATGTTAAATTAGCTATACTGATATCGCTTTCTAACCCCTGTGGTACTGTTCTAGTTTCAAATGTCTGTTGTGTTAGTTCAAGATAACTTAAACTGGTCCAATCTAGATAGTTGTCTGTACTTTGTATTTCTAGTGCAGGATTAAACAAGATAACAATCTGTTCCCATAATTGTAGTTTTTGATCAGTATTAGTTGTCCATATATCTGCTTGAAATGTTGCCAAATACGGTGTAGGCATAATGCGCTCTACTGTGTAGTTTGCACCTTGTGTATTCAAATATTCTTTACCGTCCGGAGTTAATGATCTTTCTCTAACTTGTACCTTACTAACATAAGTAGGATCTTGTAATCGTTCACGATCAAATTGTAGATCTTTAATATAACAAGCAATAAATGGCGCACTTTGAACAATGTTCTCACTGTTCTTAGAAATGATTGCGGCTACCTGGCGATTCATATCACCATATCTAACAGGTACTCTAGTGAGATTACCTTTAGCATCTTTATAGCTAAAGTTACTCATCACCCTCATAAATTGTGTCAAGTATCTTTTTACTTGCGCATCATAAAAATGTTCCATTAATTATCCGCCTTTGGTCTCAATGCCTTACTCAATGCTTGTCTTTCTTTAATAACTTCACCTGCAACTGTAGCGGTATTATTATTGTTAATAAAACTAGATTTCTGATTTTGTCTTGTTAATGGAGCATCTGTAGGCTTGCCGTCTGCAGGCTTACCAGTTAATTCCATTCTAACCTTATCTTCAAATTTAACCCAATTTGCGCCATCATATCTAAACAGTCTTTGTGGAAAGAAATCATTGCGTAAATGAAATTGTCCTAAAATTGGATTGCTAGGGAATGTTATTCCAGAAGTAAATGGTGCACCGTTTGGAGGAATACCGTCTCCTGATGTTGTTCCAATATATAAATCAGTATCGGGAGTACGCAATACAACACTAGCATCAATAGGTATAGTTTCTTCGGCCCATTGATCGCTTGTTATATTAGTATCGCTAGTATCTTGTACATCTACTGTGCCATCTGCTCTAGTAGGAATAACATAGAAACTAGTTGAGTCGTATCCTGACAACGGAGCATCGGCCTCTGCTTGAGCAATAATACTATCATTAATTTCAATATTCTTTTTGTATGTGCTCATTAGATCTCTTAGAGTAGATCCATCGTCAGCACCTGATAAGGCGTCAAATATTTCTTTAAATTCTTGACTATCGACTATAGGTTGGCATTTTACTCTTAATAAATGCGGATACCAAGTTTGACTAAATCCTGTAGCGGCACGAGTAACATCAGTTACAACATAAAATCGTTTTAATGCAATCATTGCATCATCTAATGCGTACTCGTCTTTAAGATGTGGTAGTTCTAGTACATCGCCATTCATAATTTTACGACCTAATGCATCAAATGTAGATCGTAAATGTAGTGTGATCATAATATTGTCATTGGTTAAGAATAATCCAAATTGACTTAAATTAAAATCAATATCTTGCATGGTATAAATTCCACGCAATTGATATATATCAGCATCGTAGTGCCTATCACGATTTTCCATAAAAATTAGGTCTTGGATACCTAATTCCGGTATAGGATTAGAGTTTGTAGGAACGCCCGGAGTAGCGGTTCCTTCAGCAGGATTAACAGGACCTAGATATTTGTGTACAAATATATCAGTACCCCCAACTTGAAATTGCTCGTTGATTGTACGATCTAAGAACCTAAAATCTGGGCCTTTTTCCGGCTTGTAAAGTGATAGTCTTGGCATAGTCTTGTATTTATAGGTAAATAGTTGTATGAATGAACTAGAAACCGCACGACAAAGTGTAACTGACTATATCCGTACTTTATTAGGTGACGGAATGGTGGATGTTGAACTAGATCCTATCCACTATAACACCGCAATTGATCGCGCTCTGGCCAAATATCGTCAGCGCAGTAGCAATTCTGTAGAAGAAAGTTTTGCATTTTTAACATTAGAAATGGATCAAAACGAATATATACTTCCTAAAGAAGTTATGATGGTCCGTGAATGTTTTAGACGCAGTATTGGATCTAGAACAGGTGGTGGCGACGGCGGCACATTATTTGAACCGTTTAACTTAGCCTATTCAAATACCTATTTGTTAACCAGTAGTAATCTAGGCGGACTAGCTACCTATTATATGTTTGCCAGCTATCAAAAGGAAGTTGGTAAAATGTTTGGTAGTTACATTTTATTTGATTATAATCCTAACAGTAAAAAACTTAGAATTACACAGCGACCAAGAGGACAGGAAAGTGTTCTACTTTGGCTATACAATTATCGCCCTGATTTTAGTTTGATCAATGATAATTCTGCAGGTATTTGGATTAAGGATTATGCTCTGGCCCAATGTAAAGTTACCCTAGGCGAAGCTCGCGAGAAGTTTGGAACAATCGCTAGTCCACAGGGCGGCACACAGTTAAACGGTGCGGCAATCAAAGGTGAAGGTCTGGCCGCAATGGAAAAACTTGAAGCAGAACTAGCCACTGGCGGATATGTTGATATTGGTTATACATTCACACGCGGTTAATCAAAGTCCTTGACATTTACACGAATTTGTAATAAATTATAGTATCGCAGGAGATACTATGATAGTAGGGTTTGTAGGTTTTATTGGTAGTGGCAAAGATACTGCCGCTGATTATCTGGTCAACTTTCACGGATTCCGCCGTGATTCATTTGCTAATACATTAAAAGATGCAGTTGCTGCCGTATTTGGTTGGGATCGTGTTCTTTTGGAAGGGCGCACAAAAGAAGCCCGTGAATGGCGTGAACAAGTTGATCCATGGTGGGCGGCAAGACTAAACATGCCTAAACTCACTCCTCGTTGGGTACTACAATATTGGGGTACAGAAGTATGTCGTCATGGGTTTCACGATGATATTTGGATTGCTAGTGTAGAAAACAAGATGCGTAAAACTAACGATAATATTGTTATCAGTGATGTTCGTTTTCCTAACGAGATCAAAGCAATACATAATGCAGGTGGAAAAGTTATCCGTGTAAAACGCGGACCTGACCCCGAATGGTATGATGCCGCAGTTAGTTTTAATAAAGGTCCTGATGCTAACTCAACTTGGGCATTAAGTCAACGAAAATTAGAACAACTAAAAATTCATGCTAGTGAAACTGCTTGGGTTGGTGATGATATTGATATTACTATATCTAATGATAATACAATTGATGATCTATTTGAAGCTATTAAAAATCAGGTGTCAGATCACCCTGACGCCATGGTAAACCTAGCACAAGAACTAGCCGTTGGCAGTTTGCGCATACGCTCTTAAGATTAGTGTGTCGACAGTTAGTTAAATCTCCGTCGATGTGAAAGACATTAAACTGTTCGTTATACTTACTTGTATAACCACATCGATCACATTTTGTTTTTAATTTATATCCCGCCACTGCCCATCTAGGCATGCCGTCTCCAAGACCACGAGCACAGTGGTCACACTTTGACCTATAGTAGGTCCTTCCTTCTTTAACATAGTTGACCGCCACTGGTCTTTTCTTACATGTTTTACATAGATTTCGCAAAATCGTGCCCTTTCCACTGCCCTTTTCATCTGTATTTAACCTGGTAATTTTAGAACTATTCGCTAAATAACTCAAAGTGATCCATTATAGGAGAGTCAACAATGGCAAATTTAAACAGCCCAGGCGTTCAGGTTCAAGTTATAGATGAAAGTTTCTACACTCCTGCAGCCCCAGGAACAGTTCCGTTAATTTTCGTAACATCTGCTCAAGATAAAGCAAATTCCAGTGCGACAGGAACAGCACAAGGAACAACTAAAGCAAATGCTGGTAAAGTATGGACTATTACTAGCCAACGAGATCTAACAGATACTTTTGGTACACCAAAGTTTTATGTAGATCAAAATCAAAATCCAATTCACGGTGGCGAACTAAACGAATACGGACTCCAGGCTGCTTACAG